ACAAAAACTGGTATTCCCAGGAAATTCCTACCCACCTTGCGGATCATATAAAACCCAAAACGGTTTTATGGCAGGCTACGATCAATCAAAAACAACAAAAAGTATTAGATACCTTATTTGAAACAGGACTTGATTTTCACATTCTAGTTATGAATGTTGAAGCATTTAGTACTAAGAAAGGTGTAGATTTTGCAGGAAGATTTTTAAATTCACATAATACCTTTATGGTTATTGATGAATCTACAACTATTAAAAACCCAGGAGCTAAAAGAACAAAGAATATAGTATCATTAGGTAAGTATGCAAAATATCGTAGAATTATGACAGGATCTCCTGTCACTAAGTCCCCATTAGATTTATATAAACAATGTGAATTTTTAGATGAATATTTATTAGACCACTCTTCTTATTATACCTTTAGAACTAGATACGCCATTATGCGTAAAGCAAACTTTAATGGGAGATCAGTAGAAATTGTAGTAGGTTATAAGAATCTTGGTGAATTATCAGATAAGTTAAAACCTTTTTCTTACAGAGTATTAAAAGATGACTGCTTAGACCTACCTAAGAAAACTTTTATGAAAAGAGTTATTACTTTAAGTGCTGAACAAGAGAAAGTTTATAAACAAATGAAGGAAATGGCACTTGCCCAGTTAAACGGGAAGTTATTAACAACTGCTAATGCATTGTCTCAATTAATGAGATTACATCAAATTACGTGTGGCCATTTTAAGGCTAATGATGGCTCAACTCAGACAGTTAAGAATAATAGGTTAAATGAGTTAAGTGAGCTATTAGAGGAAGTGGAAGGTAAAGCCATTATATGGGCTCATTACCAATATGACGTTCAAACAGTCATAGATGCAATTAAGAAAGAATACGGTGAGGACTCGGTTGTGGACTATTATGGGAAAACCCCTAATGAAGATAGACAGCCTAATATAGAGAAATTTCAGTCCGACCCTAAGTGCCGGTTTTTGGTTGGAACCCCCTCTACGGGCGGCTATGGCCTTACATTGACCGCTGCTAGCACCATGATTTACTATTCTAACGGATATGACCTAGAGAAGCGTCAGCAGTCTGAAGCCCGAATTGACCGAATAGGGCAAGAAAAACCTATGACCTATATTGACATAATATGTGAAGATACGGTGGATGAGAGAATTGTAAAAGCTTTAAGAAAGAAGATTAATATCGCTACTGAAATAATGGGTGAAGAGCTAAAAGATTGGATTTAATCTCAGAAAATGTAGGACTCGTACGCGTAGCGCGCTGAGATTTTTTATTCTACGACTTTGCCGTCTTTCCACTTCATGTCTGGTAAACCATTTTCGTAATGTTTGCCATCGAAAGTGAGAATCTGTTTTCTGTTCGCACCTTTTTCATTGTACGAAACGTGGACCCAGCCACCAGCTGGATCATCTTTTTTATAGAACTCTAAAATTAATTGATCGAAGTCTACGTTATTAGACAGCCAGTAAGCCGTCTTAATATTTGGAACACCTGCTATTTCAAAATCGACCGCCTGGCCCTTTGCATGTTGCGACGTTTTTTTGCTGCCGATCGCTTCACACAGCGCCTCGGAGCGGTAGCCAGAGGTAATAGTAATGGGTTTATCAAAGTGCGCACGAACCGGTTCCAATATTTCATAACATACGTTCTCCAAATTTTTAATATCACCCGCTCCAGGATTATTATCAATCCCTTTACGAGTTGCTGTCATTGATTTAGTAAACTCTTCGAGCTTAAAATGTTTTGATAGTTGCATGATTTATTTTGTGATTAATGTAAATATAACATAGGCCATACCTGTAATCAAGGCACCAACAGATACTAATAGAATACTTTCCACTCTATTAATTTGGTGTTCTATTTTATTGATTTTATCATGAGTTTGTTTTTGCATAATCCTGCAAAGTTTTTCATGAGAATCAATTCGTTGTATAGCGTTTTGTTTAGGCATTAAGCAGTCAACCCCCTCTGTCTTAGACGCATTGCTTTTTCTTCGTTGGACAATAACGCCTCTTCTATGCTTGTCAACCCAGTATTTTGATTAATATTACCAGGTAATGCTGCAGTTTTAACTACTTCTTCTGATACTTCTGATGTTTCAACTGGTATGTTAGGTTGGATAGAAACTTTATCTTTACTACCTACAACTCTTAATGGATTTATAATCTCAGGCCATTCAGCTCCTGGTTTTAAATTAATCTGGTATAGCTGTCTTAAGATAGCATTGATTGCACTACTTACTTCTGAGTAAGGATTATCTAATCCAATTTCTCTAGCGTTTAACGCCATACTATTTATAATATTATTTGATACTTCATAAGGTTGAAAGGTGTTACTAATTAATCTTCCAAAAGTTTTATTACCTAATCTTTTTGTAGCTAAAAAGACATCCGAAGTATTCATCCCTAATTCTTGCGCACCTTTAATATCATCGCTCATAGTTTTTTGAACTTTCCATAAAGCTTTGTTAGCTGCAAGGTAAGCATCTACTAATTCAACAGGATCAATAGGTCCTTTTTTTAATGCAACTTTATTAAATATTTTTTTAGAATTTCTTTCACCAGCTGCGAAGTCTGCTTGTTTAAAGTTTAATGCATTTTTAATATCTAATTTAACAGCCCGCGCTCCAATAATACCTAGACCTTCATCTAAAATTTCATACGATCTTCCGTTCTCATCATACTTTCCAATCTTACCCCACTTAAATGGTCCACCGAGATCTCCTGTTTGAAAAGGAGTATCGAACCCGGTGATTGCGTAATCAATTCTACCAATTTGTTTTAAACTTCCTGGCATTTGAGCTTTAAGTAAATGCATAAATATTTTTTCTGCTTTAACACCGTCCGAATCATTTTCATTCCAGACTTCATATCCTTCTCGCGTTCTTCCTGTTCTAACTACTACATCAGCCAAAGCTTCAGTCCAAATAGATTCAGACACAAATGGTTGTGCAATATCTCCAAAACCTTTTAATGATCCCAGTAAAAAGTTATTCATGATGGCTTCATCATTTAATTGACCATCAGCTACTTCATTAATAGCTGCTTGCCATGGTTTTAATAGGGTGTCGTAAGCATTAGCGTGACTAAAATCGATATACTTCCAGTTCCCTTCTTCATCTTTGATAGGAATGATTGTAGAATTTTTTGACCAAGGAGCTACGAATCTTCTGATAGCTGCTAGTTGTTCTTCACTCACATCATATAAAGTTTGTCCTAGTTTAGTTGCACCGTAAGGTACCGCCGCCATCGTAAATGCCATACCCATTAGACGTTGCATTCCAATTCTTCTTAGTGTTGGATCTTTAATTTCTCTTAATGCTGTTCTTAAAATATTAGTAGAGGTTCTTAAAATTTCTGCAGGGAACGATACGAAGTTACCTACTGGCCATCTACGTAAAGCTTTAATAGATTGAGATACGTAGTCATAGTTAGGTACGTTATTTCTAACAACGTTTGCAGCCATTTCATCTAAAGCATCATCACTAATAGTTTTACCGGCTCTTTTATAAGCTGACGCAAATCTAGATCTCTCTCCTAAGAAGGTAGCAATTTTCCAGAAGTCATCCTCAGCTGTGTAAGCATCTTCTGTCCACTTTTTTAGTTTAGAAAGAGGTGATAACAAACCTCTCAATCCTCTGTCTGCTGATACGGTGGATCCAAAGTCAATATCTTTTAAAAGATGTCTTAAATCTCCCATTCTAACATTGGTATTAACAACTCCTAGTCGTGCTAGTTTTTGATAGAACTCTGCTTCAACTCTTGTACCTGGAGCTGCTACTTGTAAATTTCTCCAAGCCGTTCGAGCCATACGTGGAGTGATTCCAATTCCTGGAGCCAGTCCATTGGCTACAGCAAATGCACCTGCACTTATAAAGTTTCTTGCATGAGTTACAGGAGATAAAATTGTTTTAGCCATTTGTGATGTGGCTTTAGGTAATAAAACTAAATTTCTATAGATGGCATTGTCTGCCCAATTAGCTTGGGTAACACCTGAAGCAGCTTCAATTGCTTCGGCTACTTCTTTTAAAGCATACTTACCTGCTGCTGGATTCCCGATACCTGCTTCTGTACTATTGATTGCAATCTCTCGGTACATACTATCATCAAAACTATCTCCTTGTTTAGCAGCTACTTCAGCAACTTGTTCTATACTATCAAAGAACAAAGGACGTTTTCCTGCTTTGATAGCTGCGTTAGAAGTTAAAGCTAAACTATTTAATAATAAATTACGTCTCGTAATAGCAGAGACCGCTCCTGTTTGTGCTAGTATAGTTTCTACAGGGTTTTTAGTTTTACCTAAAATTTCTTCGACAATTTTTCTTTTGTCTCCTTTTAAAAAAGAAATATCTAACTCTTTAGATGCAGCACGTTGAGCTAAACTTTTTCCAGTAAAAAAATCTGGTAGTTTAACTAAAGCATCTGAGTCAAAATTCTTTGGAGGCTTCGCTGTTTTAGCAATGTTATTTACTAAAGTTTTAGCTTCTTCAAAAGTAATAGGAGTCTTGTTTCTTTCCGCTGCTGTTCTAAATACTTTAATAGCTTTGTCCATTACCTGAGTAGGAACTTTGTAATTTAACATTGGAATAATAGAACGATTCGAGAAGATATCGTAAGTTGCTCCAAGATAATTTTTAAATTTTTTACCAAACAAAGTTTTAAATTCACCAAATGTTCCTTTCATCGCTTTGATCTTTGCTTTTTCTCCTGCTTTAATTCCTTTACCTAAAGTTGAAAACATATCTGCCCACTCAGCACGCATTGCTTCTAATTGATCAAAGATGTCGTCTGTTTGTTTTGAACTGTGAGCTATGTTATTTTTATTTAAAAATTTTTCTACTTTAGTTTTAAAAGATTTATTAATTCCACCTGTTACTTTAACATTTTTTAATTTCTTAGTTAATGGATCCATTACTTGTCTTGTTAATGTTTCTCCGAACTGAACGGTTCCATTGTTTAATACTTTAGGAGATCCTGATACTAGACCGTCGTTTAATAATTCTAATAGCTCTTTTCTTTGAGACTTAGTAGATCGATCAAAGGTTCTTTGCATAAATGGAAACAAACCATCTACTTTTTTATTTAAATTTCTTGCAATAGTCTGAGCCACATTAATGTCAGCATACTTTTGACCTATAATTTTTCTTTGTGCTTCAAATAATTCAGGAGTCATTCTACCTTCTTTTTTAAAGTGACTTAAAAAATTAAATAGTTTTTTATCAATAGCGTTGTCTGCATAACGCATCGCTTCAGTTCTTCCTGATAAAAGTTTTAAAGTTTTACCTAGTCCACCAATCAATCCAGTAAACAAAGCACCTTCTGTTCCAAATTTAATTCTATTAACTAAAGCTCTACCGGGATCATAGTTGTCTCCTTTATTTTCATGAAGTCTTGTTGGTCCACCAATCAGTTGACCAAAGGTTCCAGCTTTCTCTACATCACCTATAAAAATTCCTTCAGCTGTACCTCCAGTGATGGCACCTACACCAAATTTTGCTACTCTTCCTTTCTGATTTAATCTTGCAAGTTTACTTGCACTCTCCATTAATACTTTACCAGACTCATCCGTCATGGTAAAATACTTACCTAATTTTTTAGATCTCAATGCGGCATTCGCCATTGAAGTTCCTATTTTAAAACCTACTCCACCTGGAACACCGATGTTAACTAATAGTTCTGTAATTTTTCCTGCAGTAGTAGCTGCCGCTTTCTCATCCAACTCTGTTAGATCATCAAAATATTTTTCTACTTGTGCTGCTTTGTTAGTACCAGCCCCTAAGTCTATAAGACTTGCACCTAATGAAAATAAACCTTTTGGAATTTGAATAAGACCTGAACCTACACCAGCAAGAATAGATTCGAATTGAGATATTTTATTATATTTTTCAGGACCACTAACAATAGATTCGCTTTGTTTATCTAGTTCGGCAAGGGAGTTAAACGCCATGGTTCCTCCTATGAATCAAAACTCTTATTTACTTCAGACTTCCACCATGCGGCAAGTTCATTCATTTCATCTGCATCTGGATCAGGTTCTAAAGTTCCTTCTGCATAGCCGGCTCTGCCTCCGCTAGCCATTTTTTCTGTTACTTGAATATCTTCTGTTTCTGAGAATATGGTTCCTCTTTTCCCTGGTTTTACATGTGCATAAGTGTCTGCCATCTTTTTCTTTTCTAATATTTTTTTGAATGCAGGAAGGGACATTTCATTTTCAGCTAAATTTTTAGACCATGTTTTAGTACCATCGGGTTCTACAATTTTAATTCCTACCTTCGCTGCCTCATCAAAGATGATTGACTTGTCATTGATGTCTACGTCTTTAAGGTTAGTTACTATCTTCATTTTAATAGATTCGTTTTTTTTCTCTGAGCTAAACTTTGAATCCGGAACGAAAGGATCCTCTAATTTTTCCTCTGATTTCTTAACTGTTAGACCACCTTTAGCTTGTTCATATGAATCAAAATAAATTGGATTAGCATTAGCTGTTTGTGCATTTTCAACTACTAACCATTTCTGGGTCATAGGATCCCAGTAAACCATGCCGCCTGCTAATTGAGCTACATCATAATCCCATTTGCCTTCTACTTTTTTAAATGCAGATGATGGTATTACCATTGCTGTTACAACTTCCTCACCACCTTGCATGTTATTAATGGTTACTAATCCTTGAGCAATACCTTGAGCATAACCTGCTAATTCAAACTCTGATCCAGGATTACCTCTGTTTTGTGATGCAATCTTAATAATATTTTCTGTTAATTCTGATATCTGTCTTGGTATAGACTTATCTTTTAATAAAGGATTTTTACCTGACGCGTCAATTTGTGTTAGTATTTTATCTCTCTCAAATTTTTCTTCAGCCAGAAGTCTAGCTGCATCACTTTCAATGTTAGCTAAGTCCACTGATTGTCCCATAGCGTCATCTACTTGTCTAGATTTACGAACACCTTGTGCTCCAGCATAAAGCATTTCTCCAATAGTTTTAGCAGAGCCATCATCTTTATATGGATTTCCTAACTCAGAAAAACCCTCCATAGCAAAACTTAAATCGCTTCTGGGTTTGTATAAACCTGCTCTTCTTTCATTAATCTCTTCCCAAGTTGTACCTACTTTATAATTTTTTCTTGGCGTGTCGTAAGGTGACGTGATGCCAGTCCCTTGAGCCTGGAAACTTGAGCCTCCACGCTTGAACATAGGTCTCTTTAAAATTCTATTGTACATAATTTTACCAATTACTCGGGTGCTGTGGATTATTGGTTGCTAGATTCCGGGGATTATAAACAGGTGTTGATGGAGGTGTATATACTTGTTGTGTTTTTTGTGCTCCCGTCGCTGTATTATCTCGTCCCAGTCCCAACATATAAGCTGCTGATATACCTCCACCGATTCCTGTCGCTAGTGGAGTTGGTTGGAATTGTTGTGAAGGTGATCCAGGCATTGCACCAGATACAGTACCATAAATATTTCCTACATCTTGAATTCTTTGCAGTGGTAATTGGTAACCTTGTTGTGCACCTAGAGCTAACTGATTTAATTTTTGTTGTTCTAATGCTTGGTCTTCTGCACCTAGTGCTTGAAGAGATCCTATTCCTTGTTGCGCTAAGCCAGTTTCATAAGTAGCTTGACCTTGTAGGTTAGCTAGTTGTTGTTGCTGTTGAGCTAATGCTTGTTGATATCCTTGACCTGTTAGACCAGCAAGTAATGCTGCTCTGTTTCTGTCAGACTCTGATTGATATGTTCCCATCTCAACCCCTTGTCTAGCTCCACCAAAAGCGCCAACGTTATAAGCATTGTCTCTAATTTGCTGTCTTCCTCTACCAGCTTGGATGTCCCACTCTTGCATTGTTGTGTCTATGACTTCCTTTTGGTAAGGAGACATAAACTGTTGATAACCTTTAGCTGGGTCTAATAAATTTTGTTGTGAAATCTGATCTAAGTAAGGTTGGTAAGAAGCTATTCCTGTTCCACCTGTAAAACCTGTTACTTGTCCTGTGGCATCTCTTTGAATGTCACCCATGCCATACATGTCGGCAAGTCTTTGATCACCTCTTTGTTGAAATGCTGTTTTACCAGCAATCTTAGGAGTTAAAGCTGCGACGTCAATAGGAGTCCCTAGTTGCCCGATACCATATTTAAGTATCTCTTTACCATAAGGTTGTAGTGTTGCGCTGGGTAATAGTCCACCCATCATGTTTTCGTTTGCCATTAGGCTGTCATCCTTTTAGCTTGTGGTTGTGCTTCTAAATGTTTCATTGTGTCATACATTCTTTGTGCACCTTTATTAATACTTCCACCGCCTGCAGCTCTTACTGCATCGGCTGTCATTACAAATTCGTTTTTAGATAATCTTGCTGGGACATCATCTTTTTTTTCGTATGCTCCAATTGGAACAAAGCCACCAGTAGTTCTATAATCTTTTTCTAATCCCCCTAGATTCATGATACCTCCAGGAGCTTTTCTAACTCTCTTTGGTAATCCACCTTTAGCATTACCTCCGGAATCAACCAAGTCTAATGCTTCACCATAAAGTGACATTTGTATTTCGTGAGAAAGATCATAAAATTCTTTTCCATATCTGTCCCATGCCCAGTCCATAGCTATCTCTTGAGCTTTCCAACCTCTTGCTCCACCACCCGCAGTTTGTCCTTGAATTTCTTCCATGTCATTAGTGACAATTTCTTTGTTAGGAGTTTTTAATATAGCTTCTTGGTCTTCTATTATTACATCGCCAAATTTATACCCAGGTCTTCCGCCTTTAGCCATGTTAACTCCATGCCAATCATCAGTATCAAAAAAGTTACTAAAATTTCCATACTGTGCTTGAATATCATCTGGAAGAATATTCCAAATTCTAAAAGCTTTGTCTTGTCCCCAAGCAGTATGTGTACCGCCCATCTCATACCCAATTCTTCCACCATTTCTCAAACCTGCAATACCACCAGTAGCCATCATGATGTGTTGTACTTCGTCCTCTAGTATATTCATTTCCTCTTCGGTTAAAAGACGTAGTTCTTTTCCAAATAGTTGCAGTGATAATTCATTTCTAGAATCAGAGACATCAGGACCTGAAGCCATCTGCATGTTACCTGTAGCAGGTGCTTCACCTTTAAGCATGTCCATCCAGTCACCACTGTCGAAGAAGATTTCAAAATCAAATTCATATATTTCTTGATTTATGGCACCGGAGTTCCATACATTCCATGCACCCTCTCTAGAGTTTCCTGTATTGTATTTAACTTGCTCACCAGTAAGATCGATTCCTGTTTCTTGTTGAAGGCCGAATGGAGTAATTGACTCTTCATCAAATTCCATTATTTCGTCTTCACCTGGACCTCTTGCATATCTCTTTCTTTGTCTATTCGGTATGGACATTAGTCCACCCTTAGCTGCAACTGCAGTAAAATCTGTAACATCAGCTTTAGTTGTAGGTACTCCTGATACTGTCATAGGTGTTAAGTTTAAGTCAACAGCTGCTGCTGCCTCGTGGCCAGCTGCTGCAGCTTGTGCCATGTAATCGTCGTATGCTGCTTGCTGCATGTCATTTTTCTTCTGTTGATCTTTGTAAGATGCGTACGTCGATAAAGCTGCTGTTCCTGTTTTAATTAAAGGTGCATATCTGTCAGCTGCGTCTGCAGCTGTATTAAGCCAGCCTCCAACTGTGCCTACTAGCTCCCCCAACCAATAACCTTGTCGCTTTTTTTGCATAATTTCTAATTCCTTAATGTATGATTATATATGAAAATCGCAGGGATTACACCTGAACCTATCAGTTTACTTGTTTTTTTGTTCATCGTCAATATCTTATACCTTACCTGTATCCGCTCCTAGTTTAATAGCAGCTACTTTTACATGCACATCTCTTCGAATATGCTCTCTTTGAGTGTCTGTAGATGGGTTATCTACGTCATCATCAGCTTCTTTGTCTGACATATACTCTTGACCTGTTGCAGTATTAGTTAATGTTATCTCTACTTCAGGGGTAATAACATGGACTTTTTTACCATCAATTTCCTTATATTCACTCTTCGATTCTTGCTCTATAAATGGCATAATCCTCCTATGATCTGCTCGTTTGTAATATTGAGGCCGTCATTTTTATAACATTTCCTGTGGCACATTGCATCTTTAATTTATCACCCGCCTCTAGGATGATGATGTTGTTAAATGTTAATAAATCAACACTTCCACTGGCTCCCACATTAACTTTGTCCCACTCATAATCAGTGCTTGCTGAAGCATCATAGACTTTAATATCTACGTCTAGAGCTGAACCATGAGTATTAAATAGTTTAACGCTTTTAACTAATGAAGTAGTCTCTGTAGGTGTTTCATACATATCATCATATGACCCTGCAGATGTAATTTTTGCTTGAATATTTTTATATACGTTTGCCATTAACTTAAAAAGAAATTAAACCTTTCTTGATCATCCTTATCGGGTTGCATGTATGTTGAATTAAGTTGTTCTATAACAGAACTAATTGCTCTGTTAATTTGTCTTTGGTTATCCTCTGTATATTCTTTTCTAGGTTCTGGTAATCTTACTACTATTTTAGCCATTATCTTCTCCCATCCGCTTGAACATCTACTTGGAAAGTACCATATCTCCAGTCTTCACCAGCGCTTTCGTTTTCTATTTTAACACTTGCATATCTTCCTCTGGCTCTAGTATTGAATTGTGTAGAAGTAGAAAGCACACTAAAAGGACTTAAGGTACTATCTGCTCTTGAAGATGAAGGAAAATTTTTTAAACCCACTGTTACTTTAGCTGTACCAGTTAAAGTTTTAAAATCAGGAATGAATCTTCTCATCGCTAAAAAATATTCTCCCATCCCTTTATCTGTTTGAATAGCAAAATCATAAGATTGCAGAGAAGAAGTTAAAGCCGTTGTGGATCCATCAGGATTTAATTGATCGGTTCCAGTTTCTTGTTGAAAGTAAACGGTCTGACCTAATCCTGTTTCACCAATGATACTTGGAAAAGTTCCTGTAGCTGAACTATTAAACTGAGTTGCATAAGGTTGTGGATATACAATAGAATCAATCCAAGTTGTTCTAATAGAATTAGTATTAACTCCTGTATACCAGACACCTGTAGGGAGCTGAGTTTTTTCTCCATAATTATATACAACATATCTGTCATTGTAGGTTTCACCAGAACTTGGGTAATACCAAATAACCTCTGTAAATAAGTTATTGATACCAGCATATACTTGTTGACCTTTAGTGGTATCAAAGTCGCCATAAACATAGTCTTCTACTGAACAAGATAGGGAATTAACAGTACCATCAAAGGAGAAGAAACCATTGTTTCCCATCCAATAAGCAACACCATCAATCTCACAGCATGCATTCTGTCCAATCAATCCACAGTTTGTACCAACCTGTTCAAAGCCAAAGGTAAATGGTGCTCCTACAAATTTCATAGAGTAGAGAGCATTGTCGGTCCAGACTAAAATATTTTCTTTTCCTTTAATGGCACCCATAATTCTTGTACCATCTTGAAGTCTTTGTGTACCAGCACTATTGTCCGCTGTGGGAGCAAATGTATTAATAGCTTCTTGATCCGAGAATCTAATAAACAGATCATCTTGTGTGGAATCTGTTCCAATAGTTGTTTCAGTTCCAAAATGAATTAAGTGTCGAGTTGTTGGAGAAACAAGAGTTAATCTTGAGGCTGTAGGATTTCCTTGAGTTCCACTAATTGCTGTTACATAATTAGTAGTTATCATTGAAGCCCTATTGCTAAATCTAGCTGATCCACTAATTCCTGAATTCCATGTATAGGTTTTTCCATTTGCAATTGTTGCAACTAAAACTTCTCCCCAGTTTCCTAGTGACCAGAGACCTGGTTCTAGTGTAACGTCTGAAGCATTAACTGCATTTCCCCATTGAGTATAATTGGTTGCATCATATACTATCTCGCCATCACTGTGAGCACTTCCAGTTGTGCCAGCGACAGCCGTTCCATAAGCCCCTCTAGTAATAGTTGTTAAATCATTTGATGAAATAGCACTGTATTTAATTAATTCACTATCAACTAAAATAGTTCCATTTGTTGAAGTAAATCCAGTAGTTGAATCCAAAGTAATACTTGTTCCTGATCCACCTGTACCAGCTGTATCTGCAAGTAAAGCCCCGTCTAAATTACTAGTTTGAACTCCTGTAATTGTTCCACCATAATTTCCTACACCAAATCCATAGCCATAAGTTTGAGCTGCTGGACCAACGGTTGCATAAGGTTGAACCTTCATACTTCCACCAGTTGAAACTGCAGCTGACGCTTGGTTTAAAGAGTTAATAGTAAAAGTTACAGAAGTTGGAACAGTTAAGACTTGAAATTTTTTATCTTCAAAATCAGTTGCATTTAAACCCGTACCACCAGGTAGAGTAACACTATCTAAAACAATAATATCTCCTACTTCTAAACCGTGATTGGATGTTGTAGTGATTGTACATGTTTTAACTGTGGTGCTATTTGTTGCTAATGTTGAACTCGTAAATTCGACTTGAGCACCAGCATTATCAGAACGCCAGGGAGTTATATCGTAAAGAGTTCCTTCAAAATATATAAGTAAAAATTTATCAGTGCCAATGGCTACATATTTATTGCCATCAGTATCTACGAATGCGTGTTGCTTTCTAGCGACACCTACAATAGTGTCAGTTAATAAAGAAGCCCATCCTCCTACTTTTTCTGGAAGATTATATCTCCATCTAACATTGTCTGAATCTATCCAACGATCGGTTGCTCCGACAGCAGTGTCCTGCTTATCGACACCCGGCTGAAATTTCATTTCAAAGAGAGCCATAAGTTTAGCTCCTATGAAGTATAATTAGTCTTGTATACCCACCCTCGAGTAGCATCTACATAGACTAATGTAAGGGATTGACCATTATTGCTTAAAATTAAATTAGAAGTTCCACCATTAATTTTTAAGCCGTTTCGGTCTACGGTTAAGTTGTTAGATTGAAAAGTACCATACGAATCTATAATTGTAACTTCATCTCCTGTAGAAGCAGCTGAAGGAAGCGTCACGGTAATGACGGCTGAAGTCGTATTAGCTAAAATCTGTGAACCAGCTACAGCAGTATAAGGAGTATTAGAATTAGTAATACTTGCGTATCCTTTTTCAAGAATAGTTACAACTGTTTCTGAGCCATTAGATTTACATAAAACAGTAGCGCCTGGAGGAATAGGTTGTTCCGTTCCAGAAGCAGTTAAAACCCCTAAAGTTCTATTTGATGTTCCTCTAACGGTATCGTCTTTCATGATCCAAACTCTTTTTGCAGTACCTGGCATAGTGACTGTTCTGTTACCTGCTAAAGTACCATAAAGTCTGTAGTATACATTTTTACCTGTTGAAGTTGCTCCATCAGTTAAAACAAGAGTTGAACTACCTGAAGCTAGATCTACATCTAAAACCCCAGTTGAAGTTTGCTCTACGATTTGTAAGTTTGTGTTAGTTATAGTACCCCATAAACCAGCTTTTTCACCTGTTGTTATGAGTTCTATTTGTGCGTTTGTTGAATAAGTTGATGCCATAATATTACGTTCCTGGGTCTATTGGTGTCCAGACCATTGTTGCGCCCGGAATAATTTCACTCCATGTTATTGCTTGTGCCGTTCCCGTAGCAAGCGTTAAAGTACTTCCTGTAGGATCGACATTTGCGTCTGCAGTTAGTGTAACAGTTCCGCTTGAAATTACAAGAGAGTTCTTTACAGCTGTTACTGTAGCGCCGGCACTGACTGTAACAGTTCCTGTGCCTAGGACTAATTCATTTTTGACTGCAGTAAGATTAGAGTCCCCAGTAAGAGTTAAACTTCCAAAACCTAAAGTAAGTGGATTTGGAGTAGGTATTTCTGTAATAGAATCTGCGGTAATACCTGGATTTCCAATACTAATAGATAGTTCATTTTTAGTAACTGAAATAGTTACATTATTCTCGGGTCCTGCCGAAGAAATGGGGTATTCTGCAAATGCGCCAAAGCCTAATAACATAAAATATAATCCTTAGAAGGAAGCAGGGGGTATGTGGTGGATCCCTGCCTCCATCCAAGAATTATATCATCGTTTAAACCAAGAAGGAAGTCCTAAATGTGGACGTTTGTCGAACATATTATCCTTCGCTCCAGGGGTCTTACGATTGTTATAATGCAGAAAAACTTGTACGCATTCTTTACCTTTGAATTTTTCTCTCCAATGTTCTATCTCACAGCCAGAATAAACGAGCATATCGCCTGGTTTTAAATCTACCGTAATCCCTTTCGCTTTGCTTTCAGCAGTAATTTTTTTCCCATCTGGTATACCCACATTTTCATTAGGGCTTAAATATAGAGGCCAGTCATCGCCACCGAGATTCATAGTCGTAGATATCTCACAACTAAATCTGTCTTTGTGTCTTTTTAAAACATCTCCTTTTTTATAAATTCTTGCATAAGAATATGCAGGATATAATTTTAATCCCGTAGCTTTTTCCATGGTTGGTTGGCATTTCAACATTAAAGTTTCCATAGCTATATTAGAATACTGACTATAAGTTTCTGGTATCTGTTCGTCTTTACCTTCATAGTGACCTATAATATTTTCAAAAGGTGAAAGGTATCTTTGTGCTCTACAAGTATCATAAACTTGTTTCTGCATAGAAAAATAATTTGCAATAAAAGCTGCTAGGTCTTTTGATATTGCTTGACGGATAACTGTATATTTATTTTTTTTAAAACTCATACTAATTCAAACCATCCTGTAATTATCATTTTTTCTTTATCTACAATTTGACCTTTATGTGTATGTGTAAAATCTGGAGGCCAAATTAAAGTTAAACCTTTTTTAGAAGGAGTAGTAATTTTTTGATATTTAAATATTGTTCCTCCATTTACTATATTATTTAAATATGTCATAAAAACTAACAGTCTTTTAGAATATAATGAAAGTGTTCTTTCATGATGCCATTTTTTAAAACCACCTTTTTTAGGATATTTTTGAATGTTAGCGTCAGCAAATTTAAATTTTTCACACTTATCTACTTCAGGATATTTTTTCATATATAAATTTAAAACTTGTTGTAAACATTTTTGATATTTAATTATTTCTTTATCGTGATTATGAATGTTAATTCCTAATTCTATCGAATCTTTAATAGATTTGTTAGAATAGTTATTTTTAACTTTACCAGGTGAGGCATGCATATTAAACTCATTGTAATAAGAAATTAATTCATTACAAACATTTGTAGGAATAAACCAACCACCTATAAAACTTTCTTTAGGGAGTTTATATTCTTTATACATCTTTAGCGTGTTCCTTTAATGCAGCTGTTATATTAAAATGAATAAATCTAAAGGGAGCTTTACCATAATCAACAGAAAATTCGTGTTCTAAATATCCTGGAAAAAACATAAGTAATCCTGGTTCAGGTTTAAAATGAATTAATTCTGTTCCAGGCCATACTCCTTTTTGAGGTTTCATATGTAATTTAGTTGCTCTTGCTCCTGTTCGCGGGTCGTGAAAAACAGGAAACGAAGTCTTCTCACTAGCTTTTAAAAAATAAAAACCATTAACGTGAGTGTTCCAATGAATGTGAGCTGAATGATGTCCTCCACCTTTCTTAGCAAATTCTTGTACCCAACATTGTTCAAAGAAAGTTGTATACTTACTCATATCAAATCCTGAGTGATCTAAAAACTCCCAACATTTTTGACCTACATAATTTCTAAAATCCATAAATTGAGTATCCACTAGTAATTGAGTTGAATGCCACGAACGACCAAAGTCTCCGTGAGCCTTAAGATGAGCTTTAGCTTCCTTATTTTTTTTAGCTTCTTTAATATATGGATCAGACGCTTTGTTTAAAGATTTAACAAAGTCTGGTTTCATTTCATTCCATACAGGTGTTACAAAATAATTATTTATATACATACTATTTAAAGGGATATCCTAAATGCCATACGACAAGTGAGTATCTCGTTCCTCTCGTTACTGGTTTAACTCTATGCCACAAATGTGAAGGAAATACTACGATAGAGCCTTTAGGTAATATTTCAGGTACGCTTCGTATATGTTTACTTTCATCTCTCAGATTTGGATCATAGTTTCGAAAATCAAATTCTAATTCTCCACCGGTATATTCTGAACCATCTGTTAATTGACAAGTCATAGATAATTTTCTAACTTTACCGTGATCAACTGCATTCTTATCTTTTCTATTATAGGGTTTATGCCAAGGGTCAGAATGCCAATCGTAATATTGATTTAATTTATATTTTGTAAATTGACAAGACTCAGACCAATCCCATTCAAAATTCCAACCAGCATTTTTATTAGCCATATGAACGTAGGGATGTAATTCTTTATATATCCACTTATCATTTAACCACACTAAATCAGAGTTTCTTTTTCTTTTTAAATCTTTTACTTCTTCTTTTTTTAATTTTCTATCACCATAGCCACCTGTTCTAGCCATAACTTCTTCTTTAGATAATGCATATTTAATAACCTCATCACAGAACTTTGGTGTAAGCGCTGCATTAAAATACCAGAAATAATTAGATAAATTCATTGATAATTAAAGTTTATTACAACTCTCCTTTTTTTATCGGTACAAGATGAACCTGTGTGTTCTAATATAGAATCAAACTCAACGTACTTGTTTTCTTCACTTTTAATTTTTTTACCGTTTTTAAATTTCGTATATCCATTACTATTGTCTAAATACAAAATACCTGTTTTACCTTTTTCTTGATCAATATGAAATTCGTGTTCGATTATTTTATCTGTTGCTGTTAATAAATTAGCTTTTATTCTATTTATTTTTTTATGTTTAATATGTTTTAATACTGGAATCATAACATCTTGCCATTGACCCCAACATTGATACTGACCATTTTTTATAAAAACAAAAGTAAATTGAAAATATTTATCAGGTAAATTATTTACTCCATCATTAAAATACCAAGGAAAATGATCTGACATCATAGAGTTTTTAAGTTCTTTATAAATATCTTTTGGTAAAAAATTTTTATATATATTCATAACTAGTAGTTAAAATAAAGTTTAAGGAATCCTTTTGAGTGTTAGTGATGTAATACATTTGAGTAGATGGAAACATAATAAAATGGTTATTTTTTAATGGTATGTCCCAACTTCTTCCCGCTCTTCTGTTTGAATCATAATGTATTCTAACACTACAGTCTTTAACATTTACTCCATAAAGGAATGTGTAATCAGGAGAGTTTCTTAAATCAACTGGGTCAATATTTAATAAAGGGATAGATATTTCTTTAGGTTTGTACATATTTCCCCACGTTTCTTTATTCACTAAAGTAAATCCATATTCTAGGTTTATATGCTCTCGCATATAAGTACTTAATTTATCCCATTCTCTTGAGAATGGAAATTTTGAATTTTTAATTTGTGATGATAAAATATCGGATTGAAGTTTGTCTCGGTCTATTTCAAAACCTTTAGGCATATCTATTTTGCCATAATGTAAATCGATTTCTGAGAGTACTTTCTTTTGCATACCAATTCCTTTTATAAAGGAAGGTATTATAATGTCAATGTAATTTAAAAGATTTGATCTAGATCAATTAGGCTCTAGCGTCTACTATATCCCAAGATTGACCAGCCTCATTCCACACATAATACCACTCATGAGTATCTGCGTCGTTTTGTGCTTGTTGTTCAGCTGTTAAAGCTGGAGCATCACCGATTGGTGATTTCCAATTAGCTGTAGCTACGTCTTTTACCCAAGAAGCGTGAGGTTTTTTAGACCAAAAGATATTATTATCTTCGTCCCATTCATAACCAATGCCTGCGTAATTTCCTCTAAATGCTTTTGAATTGTCACCTGATGAATGTGTATTAGCTACTGTGTTGTATGAAGTTTGAATCCACATTTGTGCAGGCCAATTATTGTGTTGTTCTAAATATTGTTGTCCTACTGTTTCATCTTCAACGCCATCAGCGTTTAACATATCACTATTATTCAAAGTTAATACTTGAATAACTTTTCCGTTTGATCCTAGTTTTGCGAAATGTGCCATAATGTTTCTCCTTATATCTTAAAATTAATTCTTAAACAATACATAAATATTATTGAAATTTGTACCTTATAACTACATACCCTGATCCACCAGCTCCACCCACTCCATATGATCCAGCACTTACAAAACCACCGCCGCCACCACCTGAACCTGTATTAGCTGCCGCTGTACCACCAGCAACTGCTGCTTTACCGCCAGCGCCTCCACCACCTGGTCCCCCAGTTCCAGCAGATACTGCAGCACATCTTGCTCCACCACCGCCGCCGCCACCTTTAATTAAAGGGGCATTTGTAATATTTGTTGTACCACCGGCTCCTCCTGGGCCTGCTACTCCTGGAGGGTTTAATCCAGTTGTACCTGCTGTAGTAGCACCGCCACCACCTCCGGCACTGTCTTTACTAGATGCACCTGGAGAAGCTGATCCTCCTGGATTTCCTTGAGGAGGACTTACAGGCGGGGTATTACCCGCTCCTGCACAACCTGTACAAGCACCATTTCCGCCTCCTGATCCACCGGCTCCTGCTTGACACGAGCCAGGTCCTGGTACATATCCTGCACCAAATCCACCGCCTGCAGATGTTACAGTTGCAAAACTTGAATTTACTCCGACTACACCAGGGGTTGCAGGTGAAGTACCTGTACCTCCAGCACCGCCACCACCGACTGCTATTGGATAACCTTGTACTGCAGCTACAATTCCTCCGCCTGGACTTGCTAATGGACTTCCAGCCCAAGCATTACAACTAGGAACTGATTCTCTAAAACCTCCAGCTCCTCCGCCACCACCAGCTCCATTTCCTCCGGATGCACCGCCGCCTCCACCACCTAATACCCAATAATCTATTTTATTATTTCCTGGAGCAGTTCCTGCGTTAGACACACATAAAGTTCCTGGACCGGTAAATACATGAATTTTATAATCACCAACAGTTGTTCCCGCACAAGGCGTTCCCCCTGTTGCCGCAACGTATGCTGCCCCTACTATATTTTCTGTTGAATCAGATGTTGTCACCCATCCCTGAGTGCCATCTACATATACTAAAGTTATTGATTGACCTTGTGTACTTAAAACAGCATCAGTAGTTAATCCAGCAATTTTTTCTGAACCATCAGCTGAAACTGTAACATTATTTGAGTGCCAAGTATTGGCGTAATCCGCTAGAGAAACAATTGAACCAGCAGCTCCTGCTGGTAAGTTAACTGTGATTCCTCCTGATGTTGTATTAACAAAATATCCTTTTCCGGTAGCCGCTGTTACTGTACCGGTTTGAGGAGTTGTAACCCAATCTACCGTGCCTGTTCTACCAAAACCTGTTTGAGTAGCACCACTTCCTAAAGCGATAGTGTCTCCACTATCCCCTAATGTGACCGTACCACAATTTGTTCTTGGTGTTAATTTATTTACTTTTATTTCACTCATTATTATTGATATTTATATTTTATTACCACAATTCCAGAACCTCCACGTCCAGCACCATAGGCATTTGCAGGGAAAGGAACATTTCCTGCTGCTCCACCTCCACCGCCGGTATTTGCAGTGGCATCTGTTGCAGGACCACCACTATTTCTACCATCCGTTCCACCTCCTGCGCCACCAGCTTGTCCACACGGATGAACCAGCTGACCAGCTCCGCCGCCACCACCAGAAAAATATCTTGCTGTGCCAACAGGTCCAGGAGTTCCGTAATTGCCACCTGGAGGGCCAAAAAAATTTGCACTACATACATAGGATCCCGTTCCACCATATTTAGCTCCATAATCGTCTCCAGTCCCACCAACTTGACCAGCTCCGCCACCACCACCACCGTTTCTGTGAGGTCCTGGTGCAGGTGAAGGTCTAGCACCTAATGGAGTTCCAGCGCCACCGTTTTGACCTTGAGGTGGTGCTACGGGTGGAGTATTTCCTGCTCCGCCATCTGTAAAGTTTGCATTTCCTCTGCCTCCACCACCACCTGAGCCACCGGTTCCAGCAGGTTGAGGAGGGGGATCTGAACCGCACAATGCTCCAAAACCACCACCAGCAGATGCAATAGATCCAAAAACTGAAGAACTTCCTTGGTTACCCACAACAGCAGTACAAGAACCAGGGAAAGTCTTAGCAGCACCGCCGCCTCCGACTGCAATAGAGTACGCCCCCGCTGTAACCGCAACTGCGGCTGGGGCATTTAAAGGGGGAGCAGTTGGAGCTGGCGAACAGCCATCATAAACTCGAAAACCTCCGGCTCCTCCACCACCTTCTCCTATGTTAGTATAATTAGCTGCAGCTCCACTACCACCGCCGCCTACTACTAAATATTGAGCCTCGTCATTAGTTGGGTTTCCAGCACTACTAACTGTAAAAGTACCAGGGGATGTAAAAACGTGAACTTTGTAATCACCACAAGTTGATACTGAACCACCTGTAGCACTTATGTATGTAGTTGCTCTTATATCACTTGTTGAATCCATTGTATTGACCCAACCTTGTACTGAATCTACATAAACAAAAGTAGCCGCTTGTCCATTTATACCTAAACCTACTGTACCACTTAGTCCACCAATTTTTTCCGAACCATTAGGAGTAATACTTAATGTATTGGTTGCAAAAGTAGCCGCATAGTCTGCTACTGCAACTATATCTCCTGCTGTTCCTGCGGGTAAATTAAGAGTAATTGCTCCGCCTGTAGTATTCATAAAATACCCATTGCCTGACACACCTGTAACTGGAGAATCTCCAGTAACTTTTGGAGTTGTTACCCAACTCACCGCACCTGATGCTCCAAAACCTGTTTGACTTGCACCTGATGCTAAAGAAACTGTATCTCCACTTTGTCCCAGTGTAATTGTTGTCCCGCACTTATCAATTATATTAGTGCCTGGTTGATTTTGTACGTTGTCTACTTTTATTGTTGATGCCATAATTTTTTCCTTAATTAATTTTGGTATTTATATCTTATTACTACTATACCACTTCCTCCAGCTCCTCCATTATTAACTCCTCCTGGTGAACGATTAACTCCTCCAAAACCTCCATTACCTGTATTAGCTGCTCCTGAATCTCCGGCCGTTCCTCCTGGAGTGGTAGCCCCAGCTCCAGAACCGCCTTTACTATATACCACAGGGGAAGCTGTTATACAAATTGTACCTCCAGCTCCTCCAGCACCACCTGTTCCTGATGTTCCAGCGGAACCAGCTGCTGTTGCTCCGCCTCCTCCACCTGAAGCTAAATTTGGAGTTGGACCATCCAACCCTGCTCCACCTGGATTTCCTTGAGCTGGATTTACTGGGGGAGAATTTCCGTCTCCACCTGCTGCATTACCATCTGAAGGTCCTCCACCACCAGAACCACCGACTTTAACTGTTGGAGCACAAGAAGCTGCTCCTGCATTACCGCCACCACCACCTGTGGATGTAATTGTTGAAAAACTTGCATTTGAACCTTTTTTACCACCCTTATCAGGAGACGTTCCACCTACTCCACCTGCACCAATTGTAATAGGATAAGCTCCAATACTACCAGTAAGAGCATCAACACCTGATTGAGGAGGTGCTACTGTATAATATCCAGTTGCTACACCAGAAGAACCTCTAAAACCTCCACCGCCACCGCCGCCACCACCGTGAACATTGGTAGTTCCATACTGACCTCCTCCAGCACCAGCTACCACAAGATAATCTAGTGAATTTCTTGGTGGACTTGTAGTTGAAATAGCAGAAACACAAAAAGTTCCTGGCCCTACGAATTTTGCAATTTTATAATCTCCAGATGTTGTTAAAGTATTACAAGCTCCACTAACAGTTGCTGTCAGATATTCCACATCTCCAGAAGCTACTGTTGTTGCTTCTCCAACATCAACCCACCCTCGAGTACCATCAACATATACCAAAGTCATAGAAAGACCTCGTGCACTGAGAGTCATATCAGCTGCTTCTCCTCCTATTTTTTCTGATCCATTTGGAGAAACTGTTAAATTATATGTTGCAAAACTATTTAAATAATCTTTTACAGCGATAACATTACCTGCGGCACCTGCTGGTAAATTAACAGTAAAAGCACCTCCTGAAGTATTACAGAAATAACCACTTCCTACTGCTGCTGTAAATGTTGCAGTTTTAATTGAAGAAGTATCCCAACTAACTGCTGAATATGTTTGCCCAAATCCTGTTTGTGATGCACCACTACCTAAAGCTACTGTTTGTCCACAACCACCTAGAGTTAAGGTTGTTCCGCATTGTGGTTCAACTGTATTTACTTCTATTTTACTCATTAAACTACTACCAATGTCCCTGTTACTGTTATTGTTGAAGGAATAGTTATAGGTCCTGCAAGGACTCCATTCTCTACAGTTTGAACACCATAAATCGTTGCCGCTTGATTAGGTATAAAATCATTAGGGCCATACTGCCCTCCAATATATTGGATTCCATTTATTACTGCCGTCATAATTCCTCCTACGAACTAATTGTGTCGATGTATGATAAACAAACATCTAATGAACTTGCGGTATCACTAACTGCTTCTAATACATCACCACTAGCCAAAACAATCTTCGCTCCTCCTTGGATCAATTCGATAGCTGAATTAGGTGGAATCACAACGCCTTTTGCTAAAAAGTAGTCGGCTCCTCCTTTTGCAATTTTAACATCAATTTTAATTGTAGATGTCAAAACATTACAGCATCTAATACCTATAACTGCATCATAATTTCCTGCAGTTAAGATACCAGTATCGCCTGTTCCAATGACTCTCGTTAAAGTGTTTCTAAAATCTTGTGCCATATTTTTTTCCTATAATGCAACCGCCATTGCTAATGCAAAACCTGCGCTTGCTGCTCCTACTGGGTCTCCGCTGTTATCTAAATAAACTGTTTTACTCGCGGGCATAGTACAGAATACGTCTTTAGTACCTGAAGTAAAATTCACAGCCGCATCAGAATTAGAACTCGAGATAGGTGTAGTTCTAGTTAAGTTAGCACTTGTCCCATCAAGTGTTCCATAACCAACTTCCCATTGTGTTGTACCCTGATTAAAAATTGCATAATACGTTGTATTACTATTTCCAATTCCAGCTGCAAAAGTTTCAAAACCAGTTACTGCTCCTCCAAGTGCCACAGCACCTGTACCAGTTGTAGTACTAGTTTCTTTTACTCTGTCATTTATTACTAAAGCCATTTTACTTTTCTCCTATTACGCCATGCTTATAATTGCATTTGACGCTGTTGCCGGATTAGGGAAAGAAACTTTAAATGTACCATTTGTACAAGTAAAAGTTCCACCAAAATCCAATACCACACACAATTTATCACCTTGGTCATCATTATAAAGTGCTGCATGCGTTGCAGTAATTGTAGCTGAACTCCACGTCGAATCTGCAAAATCACAACTTGCTACTGCCGTAGCATAAACAACGGCATTTCCAGTTAAAGCGTTTCCAGTTGCAGTATAATTAGTTCCAGAAGAACTAACTTCGTTGGTAACAACATAAACCGTACTAGATGTGTTGTAAGGATTTGAAGTGTATAAAGCTAATTTAAAGCTATCTCCGCCCGAAGCAAAATTATGTGTTCCTGTGAATAACTCTCCACGAAATGCATAAGGTATTACGTTTGCCATATTTTTTTATCTCCTTAATAAGTTGATGGTGATTCAGATTTAATTGGAAGACGAATAACCCCATCTTGATATTCGTTTCTGCGTCTACGACCCATTTGTTCAGTCGCGTACGTTTCTAATGCTTCTTTATAAGCCTTATCGTAGTATTGTAACATATCCATCGGTCCTTTCAAGTACCCATATGCATTTACTAGACATGCGTATAAAATAAGGTCTGGATACTTATTGGACATATATGTTCCAGTTCCAGACTTGGTTGCATCCGTTAAACTTGTTGGTTCTTTATTATAAGCTAAAGTAATTGCGTAAGCAGTATCAGGGGTAGGTGCCACCACCCAGTTATCTTCATCCCAATTAGCGTAATATTTGGGAATATTAGTGGATGAAGAACTTGGTGTTGAATAGTATTCAGCCATAAAACTAGGGTCTCTTTGTTCTAAATACACCTGATCTCCAGCATCATTGGTTAATTGGACATATCTAATAACTCTTAAATCAGCAGGAATCGAGACATATCTGTTCCCAATAATACAAGTTGATGTAGCATAGAATCGTTCTAAATCAGCATCAAAAGATCTATAAATTCTGCTCTCAGCATTTATTATAAATTTACTTAAAACACTTGAACTGAAAACAGAACTATCTACTTCTGTATAGTTTTTAATATCGTCTTCTAAATTTGTTAATGTGTATGTTATTCCTGCAGGCATATTATTGTGGTCCTATCGTTTTTAAAGTTACTGGTCCAGAAGATACATTATACCCTCCACCACTAATTTGTCCAGTAGTAGCTGTTCCTCCGCTACTGAAATAAAAATAATTATCTGGAGTTAATAAATTTCTAACAGCTGCTCCAGCTGAATGAGTTGCAGCAGTGCTTCCATGTCCACCTCTTGTAACTCCTGTTAAAACACTACCATCAAGTCCTGTGTAAGTAATAAGTTCTGTTCCAACTAAAATAGCATTTGTTGGAGTCCCATTTGGATTATTAATAGTAGGGACTCTCGGTCCACTTTTAGCAAAATTTGTTGAACTAGCTAATACAATTCCTGTCGTAGCTGTAGCACTAGAAATAGTAGAAAATAAGGTTGTAGTCACAGAAGTATATTTTCCTGGAATAACTGAAAAACCAGCGGCGTTACAAATAGTAGCTCCAGTAATTCCGTCGATGTTTGCAATATTACTAAACTGTGGATCAGTAGAAGCAGCAGAACTAGTTGTTGGAGATCCTCTAAATCTTACCGTGTCACCATAACTTCTTTGATGGTCTACAGAATATGTATTTATAATTCCTGAAGCTGCAGCAAAAGTAGTTAAAGGATTAAAATCTAAAAATCTTAATGATTCAGGGGAAGGTTGTTGAGGTCTTGTTTTTG